AATACTTTCTTACAATCATCAATTGAATTCACCTTATCAAGATTCAATTCGTATTTTCTATATGTCCCAATAGAATCTACAACTCCCGCTATTTTTACTGTTTGAATTTCCTTCTGACTATGTTCAAATGCTCTTAATTCATCTTTTGACAACCACTTGATCCATGCACCACAATCATCACAATACAAACCAGTATTATTACCTTTTACTTCTATATGTAATGAAATGCTACCACATTTTTTACAACAATTTTGATACATATTTACCTCCTCAAAACAAAATACTTATGTGTAGAACACCCATTTTGGATTTATATCACAATTCTTTATTCCTAATTTTCTTCTAATTCGTTTATGCTTTTTAACATCTTTAGGCATATACTCACCCAATCCATTTTTGAACCCTTTCTTTATATCCAGAAAAGCATTCATAGTAGGAGAATATGCTTGCTCTACAACGTAGCCACATCTTGTACAATAACCATGTTGCTCTATAATTCCCCATCCATATTCTGAATAAGAACAATAATCAAAAGTTTTTGATTTACATATAGGACAGCGGATAGTTCTATATCCGTATCTCAATTTATGTTTTGACATTTTTCTTTCCTCATTTCCAGATAAAACACTTGATTAATTTATTTTTTTTCAATAAAACATCAATATTTTGTTTCATATAGCTTTCCGTTTATTTTTATGATATAATTCTCTAAATACCAAAATTAAATTAATAGTTAGGAGAATACTTATGGATACATATATCACCGCAATAAAAGATATCCTCGTTATTATTAGCCCAATAATTGTGGCATATATAAGTTACAGAAGTAATAAGAAGTCTAAAAACGATATTCATTTAGAACTTGAGAAGAGTTTAAAAGAAAAAAATGCTGACACTTCTCAAATATTAGCCAAAATTAATGCTGAATTAGAAAGCCAAAAACAATTAATTAGTTGGAACAACTCTTTACCACAAAAAGACAAATATGTTGATCAAATTGATATACTTCGGTATGGAAACATTGCTGGTTTACCAGATTTAACTTTCAAAGTATCTTCCTATATTGAACGAAATAATTTACAATTACAGGAACTTTCGGATATACATGATATGCTTTTAAAAATAAAACTACCACTAAATGAAGATGAACTATATCCCTATGAGATACCCATTATAATTGACTTTCTTAAATTACTTCATAGCATAGAAGAAAAGATAGATAACTTAAACAACTAATATTATTAATCCCAAGGCAGATATCATAAGCTAAACTATGACATCTGCTTTAAAACTCTGCTTTCATTTCTATTTTATACACATATGCGATTTGGTATTAAAGTTCATATATATCCCTTTTATGAAATAGGATTTTTGTTTTATTCAAAATAAATTTAAATAGGAGGGTCGTCTATGCTGAACACATACCAAATCTTATCAATATTATTTGAATTTGGAAGCTTTATAATAGCACTTTTAATTTATATTGATAAACATAACAAAAAGTAATATCATTTATTTGGCTATTGACTATATCATACATATCAATAGCCAAATAAAAGCAAAAATCCATATCTCATGATTACTTAAAATGCAAGATTTATTGTTTTGCAATAATGTCTCTCAATTTGCTATATGTTTTCTGATTCATATACATTTTGCCATTAAACATATACGTTTTATCATCTTCAATCGTGTCATAATATGTATATCCATAACGCTTTGCCCACTTTTTATTTATTCTCTTTTTCTTATGTGTTCTGTTTTGCTTTTTTGATAATGGGATAATATTAATTGGAACTCCTGAAAACGTATTTAGTAGTGATTGATTCAATCTATTACATCCCCCACTTACTTGATTCTTCTATGTCTATACCATGTATGCCATCTCTCAATTTACTCATTATGCTTAATCAGAAATTCAGGACTCACTGCCTTAAAACTCTGCTTACCATCCAGACTCCTAAATACAATTCCCTCTCTCAAAGTGTCGTATAACTGACTCTTGCCTGTTGCATAATCTAAAACTTCAGCTACGCTCATACCTTTGATATTCACAGATTCATCAATAATTGGCACAAATTTCAATCCATATTCACCAACAATTTTCTTTGCTTCAACAGATCCAACTCTGCCACTTGGATAAATCAAATTGAATACATACAAATCCGGCTCTGTAACCTTGTATTTGTTGCCTTGTACATTGGGAGCCACACATTCACCCTGAATTGCTACCCACTCATTATCGCCAATCAGTTTATGTAATACATCTTCAATATTATATTTCTCCGCAACACTCCAGAAGGAGGAAGTATCTTTCTTCCACTTTCTAAGGTTCCTTGAACATACTGCAAAATCATATGCATCCTTGTTCCAAAAATGTCTGCCTTTTACTCGCTGCAATGTAAAAGAACCTGATTGACCATCAACCTTTTCTGTGGGCACCCATTCACAATCTAAATCAAGATAAAATGGTGCATTCTGTATTCTTGTTTCATCTGTCTTGCTAATAAAATTCGGAAATCCCTTTGCTTGCTTTTTGGGAAGAACAAGTTTTCTAAACCACGACCATCTCATAAGGAAAGCAGGATATCTCTTTTTAGTTTCTGTGTTTTCGCCACTGTCATTCTCTTCTTTATCCATAGTGGGTTCATACTGTGTAATACCCATCAACTCTGTTACATCATCACCAATCTCGTAATTTCCATCTGGCAGTATTGATAAAGGAAAACAAATGCCTTGGCTGAGAACTCCACTCATCTTCATTGTTTTGATTCTAAATTTCTTACTTCTCAAAAACTCAAACTCCGGCTTTTCAGGAAATACTGAATCAATTTCACAAAAGATACACTTATCTCCTTCTTTATATTCTGACTTCTGGACAATTACTGTCCAACCGAGAATACCGGCTAATACGATTCTATCCTTACCTTCAATTGGCTTAATCCACTCAATCTTTTCAATATGTGCTAATTTTCTGCTCAATATACAATTTCTCCTCTCTTGGATATGACTAATGTTCTAATTTCAATTCATATATTTCATCTTCCAAACTTTCAATTTGTTTTTCTAACTCTTCTATCTTATTCTCTAAATCTCCATTCCCTGATTCTAAACTTGATATTTCATCCTCCAACTCAGATATTTTTTCACATTTCAAATCAAAATCATATCGTAACCCTTCATATTCTTCTTTTGAATGTTCAGGAATCAGTTTATCTAATTCATCAGCAAGATCTTCGTTATAATTTTCTCTAATTATTTTTGATATATCTTGCAAATTATAAACCTGTTCCCAGTTATCATTTACTAAAACCAAGGTATCACCATCCTAATCATCATATCCGGGATAATTGGCAAATTCCTCATCACCCTCGAATACACCAAGAAATACATTATCAATTGCCTGTTCAATATGACTTGCACCAGTTTCAGAATCACATTCAAGCATTAATTGTTGCGCCACATATTCAGCAAACTCCTGTCTTTTTCCTCTTTTTACAGTAATATAGTGTTCTCCATCCTCACTATAGTTTTCTGGACTATTATTAAAAGCTACAACAAGGGAACTAATTGGTATTTCCCAACGTACAACATCTTTAGTTACTGTTGCTGTAAATCCATTCTCTTCAAATTTCTTCATTAATTTTTGTCCTTTCTTTAAAATTTTCTCTTTAAAATCTTTGATTTATTGAATTAACAATCCTTTAAAAATATGTTCGATAGTTGGTTCATTCCACGCATTTCCCATTAAACTACAACGCTTTGTATAGGAAAGGCTTCTGCCATTTATCTTTACATTTGTGAAATTATCAGGCACTCCTTGTAATCTTTCATATTCTACTTCTGTTAATTTTCTTGGTCTTCCATTATCAAGTACCTTTTTTTCTTGATAGCCTCCAGACACACAAGTTAATGTAGCCATTTTAAATTCTGGATTATAAATTCGTTTACACATTTCAGTGGTATTAACTTTTAGTTCAGAGCAAACTTTCTTATTCAAATCCAATATTTCAAAATCTTTCTTATAGTAATACTTTTCAGCAACATTTATCTGCATAATATCTTTAAACACTAATGAATTACTTTCTGGAATAGGCCCAATTGGAATGTTTGTCCAATAATATCTTTCTCTATCCTGTGCTGAAAAATTATTACTATTGATAAGCACTCCATCAACACCCATAATCCGATTCAGTTCTAATAAATCGTTATTATCTGAAGGAACTACATTTTCAGACATAAACCATTTGGGTTGTATAACTCCTAACGCCTCTTGTAAGTTGTAAACGATTCCTGATTTACCAAGTAATCCATTATTAACCAATTTATCTTCTATTCTTACTCTACTCAAACTTTGGCAGCACATACCTCCAATCACTAAATCAAAACCTCTATAATCATTCCAATTTGCTTCAAACAAATCTCCATGATGTATGATCCAAGGAAAATGATATGAAGACACTGCTATTGCTTCTGGTGAAATTTCATATGTATGATATTCTTCTATTGGTATTCCAAGATTCTGTAATGCCAATATCCCTGTTTCTATGCCTCCGCAAAGACTTAGTATTTTAAGTCCATGTTTTAAAGTCTGTGTTTTAATTTTTTCTAACAATTACCTTATTTTTATAAGGCGAAGCTTCGCTAATTTATCTATAGATACTTATTTATCCTTTCATTTTGTTCTAAATTTCCGTGTTATTAAGGATTGATCATTTCCAAATAAAACACGGTTTTCATATAGCATTACCGTATATAAAATCAAACTTCTTGCAAATCTTCTGAATCAAGAACAATTTCCTCATTCATATACTTTTTCTTTACAATTTCTTACGCTTTATCTTCACAGCATCTACTTCAACAACCCTACTTACTATTTCTCCTACATTTATTTTGTACTTCATTAAATCACCACCAACTTTGTATATTCAGGTTTATATCCTTTCTTGAAAACATAATGTGCATACTCAATGGAGTCTGTACTACCTCTTTTCGCATTACCGTTTTTATCAAACTGCACATATCCATTCTCATCTTTCTTATCAGTAAATCCAATTCGAATATGATGAACAAAACACCATTCAGGCATATACTTATCAAAGAATGATTTTCTATCTTTACTACCAAAGAAATTTAATCGAAGCAACATAATAACATATCCTTCTTCAGCTATATCATCTAAGGCTTTCTCAATTATAGGTACTGCTAAATTAAACGGTGGATTTGTAATTATGACTTGTGGCGAGAAATTTTTAACGTCCATTTTTAAATAATCTGTTTTGGTTTCTGCTAAAGAATCTTGACGTATATCAATATTATTTACATTACAATTACCAAAAACATTATGTATTGCGGTTGAATAACTCATTAGATGATATATTTCTTTAATACCATTTTCATCTCTAATTTCGTCATTCCCTCCGGCACAAGGATCTATGATTTTGATATTCTTCCAATCCAATTTAACTCTTTGATCAAATTCTTTTAAAAATAACTCTATATCTGCAATAGGAGTAACATAATAATCTGCAATATGTCCATCTCTTGCATTACTTCTATTTGTACTACTCAATTTTCTATTCACCATTACTTAGTAGCTACGCAGCTTTACTTACTAGTAAACATTTGTATCCTTTCTATAATTTAATTATGCTTTATTTGAAATTTTATAAATTTGTGTGTACACATCTTATAATTCTCTAAAAACTTTTTCATATCGCCAAATATTATGACTTATTGCCTTAAAACAGATTTTTCATTGACATTATTCTGGTAATTTTGAAACCCAATCCATAACCTCATCTGCCGACATTTCCTCTGTTGTAGCAATATTGGGATAATAAAATGTAATATTATATTTTCTTACTCCTTCATCTAATAACTGTTTAAGAGCAGATAATGTATTTTCCACTCCTAAGTGGTATGCTTTCTTTTGCTCATCATTATCAAAAGAAATATCTACACTCTCATTTACTGAATTAATTATTATTTCTACTTCTTTTGGTATATTAGAACCCCAAAATGTAACATCATCAAAATCTATAAACATTATTTTCCTC